GACTTGTTTAGAGAATATGAGTGTGCCAGCCTTACCATATGAACATAGCTTAATGGTGAAAGCTATAAAAGACTACAAGGGTTGTATTCAAAGTTTATTTGAAAACACTTTGTGGTCGCGTACTTGCCCGTTATCTGATGAAGATAATATTAACGGTATTCCAGGACAAAAGTTTATGGATGCTATTAAGGTTAGCACGGCAATTGGGTACCCTTTGACAGGGCCCAAATCTCACCATATGTTGGACTTGGAACCAACAGCACGTCATCCTTGTAGAAGAACATTTATGAAACATATTTGGGATAGAATATCTCATGTTGAAGAATGCTATAGACGAGGAGAGCGTGCGTATGAAGTTGCAAAAGCTCAGAAGAAAGATGAGATTTTAAAGGCTGATTCAGGGAAGTGTCGAATTTTCTACGGTAATTCCGTGGCATTGACATTTTTAATAAGAAAGTATTATTTACCTATTATTAGAGTTATTCAAATGAATCCATTAAAGTCTGAGTGTGCTGTGGGTATTAATTGTCATGGTCCCGAATGGGAAGAATTTCATAATCATGTACTTAAAAATGGTACTGAACGTCTTTTTGGCGGTGATTATGGGAAGTATGATCAAAAACTACCTTCACAATTAATTTTAAGTAGTCTTAGAATATTAATTGACATGGCTAAGCTGTGTGAATATTCAAGTGCTGATGTCACCGTGATGGAAGCTTTAGCTGGGGATATAGTGTATTCTATGGTTGCTTACAATGGCGATTTATTGGGTTTAACGGAAGGTGGACACATTAGTGGTAACTCATTAACAGTTGATATTAATAGTATTGCTGGTAGTTTGAGTTGTCGATGTTTATATTATACGTTATACCCACAGACCACAGTGCCTTTTCAAGATGTTGTAGCCCTCATGACGTATGGGGACGATAATATAGGTACTGTGCGGGAAGGTTATGAAGAGTTCAATATTAAGAATTTTTCTAACTTTCTCAAAGATTATGGGCAAATCTATACAATGCCTAGTAAAGACGATGATATTAAAGAATATATAACTTTCGATGAATTTGAATTTCTTAAAAGAATGTCAATTTATCATGAGAAGCTAGGGATGCATGTAGGTGCGTTAAGTGAATCTTCAATATTTAAATCTTTACATTGTTATATGAGAGGCAAGAGACCTGTTCTTACAGAACAACAAGCTTGTGCCACAAATATAAGTGGTGCTATGCGTGAGTGGTTTAATCATGGTGAGGAGAAGTATGAGTTGCGAAGGCAACAAATGATTAAAGTCGCTGAGAGAGCGAATATTTTCCACATGGTTGAAGCTGACCTTGAGTTATCATATGACGATAGGGTGTTAGAGTGGCGAGAGCGCTATATCACCAAAACTCGACCCCCCGAGAGGGTGGCCGTATTCGACCTCGATTAGGTCTTTAAACTGATCACCCCGTAGCACCATGGGGTTCCAGCGTAAAGTTGAAGAGTGCTACACATTTTTGGTTACCATGTAAATATATGTTTTATACTATTTGTATATATTTTAAAGGCTTCTTTGTGTAAATAGCTTCCGTAGTGGCGACCCCTATTTAGGGGACTGGTTGGCTGCCAGAACAAAGAGTATTCTCTAAAACTTATGGGTGTAAGTCTTAGAGTATTACCCACCTACTAACATTTTTATTAGAAACGCACAGGACGTTGATATCCTGTACAATACACAAAATTTGAGAGATCGCCATTCTAGAAATAGTTTAGTGATCGAAGTGTTTCCACACACAGCGCGCAATTTTGTGTTTCAACCTCAGCGCGCTACTGCTGGAGAAGATACTGGCTCTGTACATAGTGATTTTTCTCCTCAATCAGGAGAAGAACTGCCAGAAAGTGATGATTGGATACCCCATCGTAGGATTACACCTGCGGAGTTTCGAGAGTTAGCCAAGAGACCAGTCGTACCCATTCCGATAGAAATGGAGTCGCAATCCGGACGAGAAGTTAACTATATGCCTAGTGCATTACGAGTTAAGGAGCAGAATGAAATCTTTAGGGATGGAGAGAATAGTAGCACTGTAATGGTGCCAGGAGGACCAGCTCCAACTAGTTATATAGCTGCAACTGATGATGTATCTTTACAAAACTTCTTATCACGTCCTGTTAATGTAATTACTGTGCCCTGGGCTCAGGGTTTAGCGTTTAGTGCTTTTGGAGTGGAATTTGATCTATGGGATTTATTTATGACCAATCCGCGAGTAGCTAATAAGGTTACGGGATATGCTCAAATACGTGGTCGAATTCATTGTAAGTTAACGATAAACGGAGGACCATTTTATTTTGGACGAATGCTTGCGGCTTTACATCCTCATCACAGATCTGATGATTTAGCTCCATTTGATGGAACTGTGGATGTTCAATCTTTGTGTCCTTTATCTCAATTGCCACATGTTTATTTAGATCCTACTACTTCACAAGGAGGTGAAATATCAATGCCTTTTCTAAATGGTACGGAATATTTTGCTTGTGGTTATGATTCTACTGATTACGCTACAGGCTATGGTGATACGGTCACCCTGGTCTTGAGACAGTTAGCCACTTTGCGTCATGCAAATAATAGTTCTATTGGATTAAATATTAAAGTATATGTGTGGTTAACAGAAGTAGAGTATTCTACTCTAACATCTCAATCACCATCCACTTTAGTTGCTCAATCAGGAGAAGAAGCTAAGGGTAGTAGTTCAGGATTTATTTCTGGACCAGCTACGATTGTAGCTGCGGCGTCTAAGAAATTATCAGATGTTCCTGTTATAGGGCCTTATGCTCAGGCCACGCATGAAGTGGCTAGAGCAGTTGGCAGTGTTGCCAAGGCCTTTGGTTTTTCTAGGCCTACGAATACAGCGACTACTAGGACTATGGAAAGTGCTGGTAATTTTGTTAATGCAGATGTACCCGACATGGGATTTAAGTTGACATTAGATTCTGTTCAAGAGTTGTCTATTGATCCCAAAACTATCGGTTTTGGAGTGTCAGAAGACCCATTTGCTATAGCTAATATAGCGAGTAGAGAATCTTGGATGGATGCTACGTCATGGGATACATCAAGCCCACCCGGAACTGTTATTAAGACATGGGTAGTTCAGCCATTCTTTAGGTGTACTTCTGCTTTAGGTGGATTTTATTTACCCGCTGTTGGAGCTGCGTCTTTACCTTATGGGTTTTGGGGTGGAACATTACGCTATAGATTTATGATAGTGTGTTGTTCACATCACCAAGGTCGATTAAGAGTTAGTTGGGACCCTGATATGCAAGGTTTTGGAGCTAGTGGCGAGCATAACATTAATCATACTATGATTATAGATATTGCAAAAACACGAGATTTCACTGTAGAGATAGGTTGGGGTCAGAGAACTCCTTATGTACCTCGTTACACAACAGTGGATAATGTGAGTGAGCAAGCTAAGGGTACTAATATTAATTTTTCTTATAAACCTTGGGGTAATGGAACTTTACGTTTAGAAGTATTAAATGAGTTAACCATACCAGCTACAGATGCAGATGCAAGCAATGTAGAGATACATGTATTTGTGTCAGGTGGAGATGATTTTAGAGTAGCTAATCCTATCTCTGAAATGTTAGATTTAACATATAGACCACAATCCGGGTTGGAAGAAACCGAAGTAATTAAACCTAATCAAGAAGATGAATCTTCGGAAACTTTGGGGTCATCCTCACAAGTTTTACCACAGATTGATAAAGTTTATTTTGGTGAGTCATTTGTTTCGTGGCGGCCTTTGTTAAAAAGGTATATGATTTACCGACGGATTCCAACTACTGCTGGTAATTTTGTTAATAGGTTACCCCATTTTCCATTAACACGTGGTATTAGTTCGACAGGCGTAGATGTTTCGACATCTTTAGCTAGTAACTATAACTACGTTAATTCAACTCATATAGATATATTATCTAGGTGTTTTGCATTTCAGAAGGGTGCTATTAGATATCGAGTTTTTCATGAAAGTAACCCTGGAGCAAACCATCCTGTTCAATTGTCTCGATGGTCAGGTCATAGATCAGCAGGTACCAATTATGTATTTGGTGTTGCTGCCTTACCCACTCCACCAAAAGCATTGAATTTTTGGTCAATGGATGAGAGATCTGGTAATGCAGTTACTAAACCTGCAGGTTTAGCCGGTTCTCATCAGGGTTTTATGTCCCAAGGTAATTTGGTTATAGAATCTCCATATGTTTCTAGGTACAAGATGTCATCAGCACGTTGGTTGAATTGGGCGAGTACTAATTGTCCCATTGCCGCCGATGTTGGAGGCATCTTGATTCATGGAACTAATGGTGCACAAACAACCATTTCTATAGCTGCAGGAGAAGACTACACTTGTTTCTTCTGGTTGGGAATGCCCAAGTTGTATTTAGTTAATACAACACCTGCATAAATGCAGAAAGTCTAGCTAAGACTTTAAACTACGCTCGATTACACTATCGAATAATAAAGTGTACACCGATGTAACCTCGGTGGGGTAAGATGTAATCTTACCTGGCTAAGCCAATTTGTATTATAACGAATATTTAGGATTTTTCCTGGCTTAGCCAGGTTTTTGCCTAAATTGGAGTTACAATTTCAAAGGCGTAGCCCAACACTCTTCGTAAGGGAGTGTCTTAT